ACATAGTATGTTTGTGATAGTTATTGTATCTCATTTGTTCACCACCAAGTCATTAATTTTGTATTGTTATATCATAAATCTTCCAAATTGTCAAGACATAGATACTATCTCGTAATCATCAATGATAAATTGGAATGTCCGAGTTCCTTTATATTCATTTATGCCAACCTTGCCAACTACATTCAATATCAATTCATTAGCAATATATCCATTTGCAAAGTCGAGCAAATCATCATTCTTCTTACATTTGAACTTGCAATACTTAAGACCGCCAGATATCATTGATACAGAATCCGCATTTGCACCCATGACAAAACAATCTTGCATAGCAATTCTTACGCCTTCTACCGCTACCACCGGTTCTTCAATTCCATGTCCATATATCCATTTGCTTTGGTCAATTGCAAGAATAAAATCTGCTTCGATATCTTCTGCATCCAGAATAAAATCGCAATAAATAGTATCATCATATTCAATATTTTCTAGCGCATCATTAAGTGCGTCTCTTGCATCAAGAAGATTTTCTTCATAAATTTCAGTTCCGAAGGCATTAGAGTGGCCCATGTTCCAATTAAAAAGTCGTGTAGAGTCAAGCAAAGTTTTTAAATCTTTAACCGGTGAATTATTGCAATTTCTACAACTACCACCATAAACTCCCGGAGAATATTCTCTTAGTAGAATACAAGGCTTTCCTGCCCAATCCGCTAATCTCATTGCAGACAAACCGATAATACCAGGATCAACATCTTCTGGAGCCGCAAGCATAATGACTTTATCTTCTGGATTTACGTCTGTTTTTAGAGTTTCGCATAAATCATCACGCATCTTGTCTTGTCTTGACTTTGTATTTTTACATAATCTAGCGGCACGAGTGTAAATGTCTTCGTCTACAATATCACCGCTACGCTTTTTATATGGAAATACCTCGTCTGTTTCAATAAATGCTCTAAACAGCAGATCTCTATCCTCTAAACTGCCGATTCTTATCATGCTATTACAAATAGGAGTCCAGTACCACGCAATATTGTGAATATTAATTTCACCTTTAGTGCTAAATTCTTGAGCCTTATCAAGTGCCTTAAGGAATTTATTATTGATATTGTTCATGCCTTGTTCAATATAATAACGAGTCTGATAATTTTTGATTGACATCACATCAGAAATGTTTCCAAAAGCAACCAAATCTAAAAATTCATTTGCATAATCATAGATATAGTAGTCATCTAGAGCCCTCATGAACTCATACACGATACCAACTCCTGAAAAATCTTTACAAGTATAATTTTCGCTAGCCTGATTGTTGACAACAATGGCATTACATTCTCCAACCCAATCTTCAATCTCATGATGGTCTAACACTATACAATCTATACCACTTTTTATTAGTTCGTTGAGCTGTTGTACATCATTTGAACCAGCATCTGGAATGATAAATAGCTTCGTATCTTTTGGTAGATCGAAATCCCCCTTACCAATTTTGCTTAAACCATGAGCTTTATTATTTCCATGAATAATATATTGAATTGGATAATCTTTATCTAACCTCTTGATGTAATTATAAATTGCAGCAGCACTTGTGTATCCGTCAGGGATCGCAGTCTACTAGAACTGCGATATCATCCCTCCTTTCAAAATGCTTATCAAAGCATCTGACCGCATCATCAATGTTATTTAGATTTTCGTAATCATTACAACAGGAAGAGTCGAGATTTAGATATGTGTCTGGGTCGGTAATTCCTCTGTTTAAAAGGATTGTTTCCACAACTCTTTCTGTATCGTTTAATGAATTTTCATATAGTTTATAGTTCATTTGTTTCCTCCAATTCATTTTGTATTGTTATACCGTATTGTTCAAAAAGATGTTTTTGAGGAGCAAATTCGCCATAATATTTTACTTCTGCATTTAATCTAGAGACAATTGCATCATCAATATTGTTGTAATATCCCAAATGTAAGTCTTTTTCTCCTGTTTTAATTCTTGCTCTCCATTTATTTCTTTTGTTATCAAACGCAATTCCGATAAATCCAGATGAATTATCAGATCTTAAGGAAGAATTTCTACAATTTTCTTGCTGTGTACATTCTCTAAGATTATTTTTTCTATTGTCCATTGGATTCCTGTTCTTATGATCTGCATCTTTTCCAAAAATTACTTGATGCAACTTAATTGATTTTCCACTATTTGGAACATGTGATTCAACAGGATGGTACCTTTTACTTAATCTAGCTTCATACCAACAATAATCCTTGATTTTATCATAATCTTCTAAATCAAAATAAAAAGGATTATTTGTATTAGAGCAATATCCTATTCCATATTCACCGGATAAATCATATATGTTTGTTTTATGTGTATTTTTAAATTTTTCTGACTGAATCTCTACTTTTAGACATCCACAAGATTTTGTATGTCCATTTCTAATGGATTGTCCAGTACTTATAAATTGCGTATGTTGTTCACAATTACATTCAACTAACCACTGTGCAATATGTATGCCCTTTGGGGTTATATAATCTTCGGTTTGATTTAACACCGTTAGTCTACTATCTGGCACTCCGTGTTCAGACATCACCCATCCAGCCATATCTTCTTTAACTTTAACCACTAAACTGTCCTCCTTAATATATTCTCACTAATTGTTCTTCCATGATTTCATCGAATTTTTCTCGTCCCATATCAGTTGGGGATGACTTAGATTCAATATCTAAATCTTGGTCTGCATCCCAGTACCAAATTTCCGTTTCAAACATACTACAATTACTCTTAATGATATCCGCATTCCTTTGTATTTGCTCAAACGCCAAGCCTTCATCAAATGCCAAAATAATTCTCTTTGGCTGTAGCTGTAATAGTAGCTTACTTTGCTTCTCACTAACGGCACTCGATCCAATTCCTACAATATTACGAACACCAAAAGTATATGCCTGAGCAACCGCCTTTTCTGACTCTGCTACAATAATATCATTACCATATAAATATTGATAATTAGCATCATATCCATATAAAGTCTGGCTAACTTGCGTTGGTACAGGATAATAATATTTACTTTCTCCCTCTTGAGGAGTTCCATTGACTCTTGCCTTCACTCCAACCAAATCTCCAAATTCATTATGAAGCGGAAGTATAATTGCGTTGTCCTCAACAGAGAATCTTATATCAAAAAATTTTTGCGCATCTAAACTAATCCCATCTCGCAAAAATCTTAAATTCCCACATCGTTCATATGCATCAAGTATTGATTCGTCATAAGTTTTTAATTTAATTTCTCTATTCTGACATGATAACCCACTGTAGACCCCGCCAAACAGTTCTCTTTTTTGCTGTGGTCTCCAATCAGCAGAAAACCCTAAAATTTTCTTTGTAGCCTGTAAAACATCACGAAATGTCACATTTTTTTCTTGAATAATGTAACTTATGATATCAGTACTTACGCCTCTGGACCAGTCTGAAACACAGCAATATGGGTTATTTTTTAGCCTAATAGATATGTTTGCTCCTCCGGATTCCGAACGAGCAAATCTTATTTCTGTATTTCGGTGATTAATGTGCTCAAATCCGAATGTTTCTAGCAATTCCACTAGCTTATCTGGACTGTTGATTAGCTTTTCTTTGATTTCATTGAGCACATCTTTCACCTCCTACATTAATTTTGTGTTGTTAGAATATCATAAAAAAATAAATTTGTCAAGTGTGATTATAGAGTTGTTGAATAGCTTCTTCTTCAGTTATGAGACCGAGTGTAATTGAACCTTGGACGATAGTACCATCTTTCCTAGTTGTATCATAAATATATTTCCACTGATATCCACCAGCATGTTCTCTTTCACCAACGCAACATGAGCAAATATTTCCTCTGCTCACTCCTGTTTGCCTTGATGCCGATGCTACTGCATCATATATTATTTTTGTATCTACACATAAGACCGCTTTGGCTTTATGGTTTTTCCCACCAGAAGTATTTGGTCGTTCTCCTCTCATCTTTGCTTTCGTTTCCTCTGTATGGCAATGACCAAACCATGGATTATTTTTACCAACATATCCTCTTAATTTGCTCATTTCTCCAATTTTAGCTCTCGTCTCTGGAGTATGATTTTTCCCATAAAAAGGATTATTTTCACCTGACATATTAACTGATTGTACCTTAGACAGAGCTATTTTCGCTTCCGCATACTCTTCTGCACTAATTTTATAACGTTTTTGACCTTTGTTTTCAACAAAAGCCATACATGTCCAAGCATATATCAGTTTATCATTGTTTGGATTTTCTAAAGCTAATAGGCGATGTGCTTCAAAATGCTCTTTAGCATATAAATCTATCAAATTTACATCATCATCTGTTCCTCCAATACTTTTTGGTAGAATATGATGACGTTCATGATATTCTTCTCCACAACCAAATCTGCCACGAACATTAAGTATATTTTGTATAAAATCATTATAAGTTTCCATAACACTTTTCATATCAAAGTTCTTTTTGTCTCTTTTGCCTTTATATTTTACTCCTTATTAATTTGTTGTTGCACCAATAAATGCTCTAGACGGCGTGCACCAAGCCTCTTCATGGAATGTTGCAATGTGTGTATCCGCCTTTAGCAACAAGCATTCTCCAGTGCTTTCAGAGTTACTACCAGCTCTATTTTTAGTAATAAATAATACCTTATAATTTGCATTTGAGTCCATCATATATGGTTCTTTAACCCACTTACCGTCCTTCTTCTTTCTTTGGAAAGGGTTTAAATAATATCTTCCGTTTTGATCCGTCTCAGGAGCACCATAACAATTACGCAGCATCCAACAATTTTCCATAACCTCAATCACCTGTTTGGATTGACTGATAGTTCCCTCATCAATCCATGCACGTCCCTTAGTAGCGGAAGAAATCTGCATAGACACAATTGCAATCAAATCATATTTCTTTGCAAGAGCATCAATTTCTCTACTATCCCGAATTAAAGATAGATAATTAGGCTGATCCTTATTATAATCAGAAATATCTGCTTTCATAGTGTCGTACCAAAATACAGTACATCCAAGTTCAAGTGCCGCATATTTTACTTTTCTTTTAACGAGCTGGATATCTGAGTCGGTAATTTGATAAAATACAATATACTTAGCGAAATTCTCATTGAAATATTTCTTAACCTGTGCAAGAACATTTTTGTCTTCATCGTTCAAATCACCACTCTGTAGCTTGGATCTTGTTAGATGTGTATATCTAAATTTTCTATACGCTAGGAAGGAAATAAAATTTAGATAATAAGGTGTACTATCCATCTCATTGGATACAATACACACCTTTTCTCCGTTTGAAATTAAAGCAAGCATAACTTCGCACAAAAGCATTGACTTACCAGTAGAACTATAACCACAAAGTGCAGTTGTTGTTTTATGTCTTAAAGAACATACTTCAGAATCTAACCAAGGAAATACTCTAATTGGATCTCCTTTAACATTAGTGTCATCAATATAACCAAAGCTTGTACCAACTAATTGACCTTCTTCTAAATTTTCCAACAATTCATCAGTAATTGTAAAATCTAATTTTTCTTCAATGACCTTACTATTATGACCTTCATCTTTTGACAGCTTAACAAGAAGCGAATCAAACCAGTCGCTTACACCTTGGCAATCAAAATTCTGGCAATGTTTAAACGGAATGATCTTATTTCCACTTCCATCATCAACCTCAGAAGTTACTGGAAATCCAGAAGAGTGCAACTTCAAAAACAGATTCGACTTATTGAGAGTGTCAATATAACTAGGTGCATTTCTTGTATTAGAAATATCCATAATATTACGAATAGCAGAATATCCGCCACGATCATTTAGCTTTTCAATTGCATCCGAACTGAGATGCGTAACAACCGCAGCTTCATCAAATTCACTAAGACGATGCTTTTCCCTTAGAATTTTTGCTAAACTATAGAAGAATCGCCCATCTTTTGTTACGAATTCACTCGATTTTAGATTATAATCAGAAATAAGCATTGGTTCTGACCAAAGTACGCCAATTACATTTCCCTCAATTTGTACACGATTTTTTAATAGCATTTCTGGATATTTATCACATACTCCCGGTAGAAATACATTTTTATCCATACATCAATCCTCCATTTCCGCAAATCCTCTACGTCTTGTAGTTTTCTTTTTCTTATTAGTTCTTAGACCAACGTCATCTCTTGTGTCCAGCTCAACTTTAGATTCTACTGTAGTAGGTTTATCTTCCTTTACAACGGTTTTAGGTCTATAATCACCTAACTTGTTACGTAGGATTACGCTTACATAACGAATCTTTCCGTATGTATTTCCAGTTAGCTTTGCAACAGATGTTACAATCCACTCCTTATTTTCTTCGAGATAAGAGATTATAACTTCATCAGAATAAACTGCATTTAACTCAGCCTTTTCTTTATATAAGGCCGTATTTGTAATCTGCGTAACTCCCAAAATTTCTGCAAATAACTCACATACCCTGTCGTGAAGTTGCTTAACTTTCTTTTTATCTTCTTCTGTTTGCAAAAACTTTTCATAGTGTTCTTCATTACAAAAATACGCATTTCTATTATTTATAGTTGTTTTATACGCATCTTGTGTATTTAAATTTGTCTGACATTGCCTACATTTGCATCTCATGTTATACCTCCTAACGTAAATAAATATTTACAAAATAACAACTTTTGTACATATTTACGTACATTATAAAAATTGGTGAGGTGGTTTCCCACCCCACCTTAAGTGTGTTTATTCGAAAATTTCTAGGATGCGAGTTAGTACTTCAACATCTTCAATAGCGTCTAGTTTCATACCAGTAGATGAGATAATTGCCTTAACCTGTTTCTTCTGCTCGGCAGTACCAGTCTTATTTTTATTACGGATTTCGGTTCTTAGTGCGGCGAAATCTACTTCGATTTCTGCGTCTAGATCGTCGTCGATATCGAAGGGTGGAGTATCATCGTCCTCTTCTTCTGGCTCAATAATTACAGGAGCAGGTGTGGGCTTATTGATTACCTTGGAAGTAACAGCGGCGACTACCTTACCTCTTTCAGCTTCAATTGCGTCCTTGATTGCCTTGATAAACAAATCAGCATCTAGATCAATTTCGTCAGTAATCTCGGAGAATCTACTCTTTGCATCTGCAATCATAGCATCGTCTCTAAACTTTAGCTTTCTAGCTTCTGCAAGAACGGACTTTCTTTCCTTTGCCTTCTTGGTAATAGGATTTACCTCACCTACAGCCTGCTTCTCGATGCTTCTATCAAAATAACCAAATGCAACAATATGAGAAGAGTTCTTAATTGCGTTAAAATACTTCATGGACATATTGGCAGTTAGCGTAGTGTATTGAGTACCAGTAAACAAATCTACCTGATCCTTTTCCTTTACGTGTGCGGTCCAATATACACCAACACCAACACTGTTCAGACGAACAATTTCCTTCTTAACGTACTCAATTACCTTTTCCAGTCCACGACCAAATCCGCCTTCAACACCATTAATTGAACTTGCCTTAGTAAAGCCCTGCTTGCCCATATTCTCTCTGTTATATGTATCAACAGCAT